TAACATCCTCCTGGTCGTGTTTATTGACCTGCCGCCGCAGGTAAATGGATTAAGCCAGTTAGACCACTGGCAGGGTAATGAAATAGGCGGAATCGAACCGCCGACACGCACCCTATGCGGATGTTGCTCTACCACTGAGCTACATTTCATTATGCTTTTTGATCCGGACACCAGACAGCAGGATAAGCAATAACCTTTTCTCATGAGATAAATTCAGTCGAATCATAGACCATCTGTATACAGACAGCGTAATTCTAACCAAATCAAAGCGGAATGCCCGGAATCGAACCGGAGACCAGAGCGCGACCCTGTCAGTTTTCCACTAGCGTACATTCCACATAACCCGGATTCCCGGGTTAGCAAGGTATTTATCGTGCTATGCCTAAACACGAGACGTTTCGGGCTACGTCAACACCGCCTATACGGCCGCACACCTCTGCACGGGTTGGATTTCACTGTTCAGTTATATGCTCACAAGGAGGTATGCCGCCATGCACTAGCGGCAATGATACGTGTCGGAAATTGCATCCGCTTTTCAACCTCCAGATTCCACCCCGAACCTGTTTCTATTAAGGACACGCATCTGCTTAAAGAAAGGAGGAAAGCAATAAAAATGTCTATGTCAAGCATTTCTGCTTACAAATCTTCCCTACGAATATATTGTATCACAGAACCTTCAAAAAGTTGTGGTACATGTTTCATCAAATTAGAGCATATCCCGAAGTTTTTCCACGTATCTCTTGACAAGATCACGTTCTTCCCTACACTCTGCATCCTTGGACATATCGCTCATTTCTGTAGTAAGCTCGTCAAGGTGTTCTTCCAATGCGGCAAGCATCTTCCTCTTACAGTCCTCAGACTTGCCGGAACGATAGCTTTGCTTCTGCGTCATATAGTCATCGTAAGCATCTCGCCCATCAGAACGACTGTAATGCCCTCTGACATAATGTTCACCACGTCTGGCATAAGAATTGCCCCTGTCGTAATCCGGCATCATTCTGCCATCATTTGCGCTGTATCTCCCCATGCTGTCACGTTTTCTTCCGCGCTCGCTGTAATCGTCATTGTATCCGCCACGCATCTCATCAAGGACAGTGTTGTAATACTCCACTTTTTTGTCCCAGTACTGTGTATTCTTGATATCTTTGTACATATCAATCAACTTATATGTCATTTCCAGATTTCCAGTGGTCAGCCCACTGTCAGCAATTTTGGAAAGTTCATCTTCGATTCTTGCACATAAGTCTTTAATGTCTCTCATAATCACACCTCCTATGCTTCTCTGGTCACAACAATGTTTGCGTTCGCAACAGAAATAGCTTGATCGCTTGTGTTCTCTACTGCGATATTAACGCAACATCCGCGAGGTACATCAATATAGATACCAGAGGACACATTGTTGTACTGATCTACTGCTGCCGGTGTGGAAATCATCTGAGAAGAAAGAACCGGCTCACCAGATATTGCAATAGCCAGAGAAATAGCCCCGACAGTACCGCCTGTTGGAATTGCAATATTACCAGAGAAGTCCACGAAAAATCTAGCCTTGCACTGGTTAGTAAGTCCTCTCAGCGTAATGATTCCACTTCCCTCCCTGTGTTGAATGCAGTTAGAACCTTTGACTGCTGTGTTTGAAAATACTACGTTTCCATTTGCTGCTACAGTCTGAGCAGCTACATTTGTAAATTCTGCCATAAAAATACTCCTTTCATATCACAAAAGGACAGGTCTCAGCCTGCCCCTCTGTGTAATACGGCATAAGCCGACATCCGAATCAATCGAAAGATACTCTCGATATGAAGTTGTTAACAATTACATCCGGTGTTGCATCCGCATCCGTAATATGTGTTCGGATTAGGAACCTGATATGCCGGAATCGGTGCTGGATTAATCGCATTAATGAGCTGCTGTGTCTGAGAAGCCATTGCAGTTGTGAGAAGCGCACTCTGGCGATCCTGAGAAGCGGCACGTCTGAGATCATTGTTTTCAGCCTGGAGATTGGATATCTTCTCGTTGCACAGGTAATCAAGGATTGCCCTTGTTCCGGCGTTCTGGCTGTCGATAATGTCTCTTGTGTTACTGTTCATGGTGTTCTGCAATGCACAGGTATTCTGTGCCATGTTATAGTTTATGCCCTGAATTGCTTCTCTGGTTTCGCAGCAGCAGTTTGCAAGCTGTGCCTGGAGTGCATTGGTATTCTGCATATTAGCTACAGTGTCAGCATTAATAGCCTGCTGAATGCCGAAACCAGTCTGCATGATGTTTGTGTTGATTCCGTTGAATCCGGTAAGCATACCATTGTTCATTGAATAGAATCCGTCACAGAGACCGTTATTGATTCCGTCAAGTTTGCTAATCACAGCGGAATTGTCAAATCCTCTCTGGATGTCTGCCTGAGTAGCTGCTGTGGCTGCATATCCACCGCCGTTGCCATTATTGCCCCAGCCGTTGTTTCCCCATCCGCAGAATACGAACAAGAAAAGCACGATAAGCCACCATGCACCATCTCCGCCAAACATGCCGTCATTATTTCTACCGTTTCCAGTAGCAGCGGCAATATCTGCTAAGCTATAATTTCCATCCATAATATAATCTCCTTTATTGTATATTTACATCAATCTGGCCAGATTGTAATGTACTATTTCATTCCTTTCAGCATGTGCTGGAACTGCCCTGCCATCTGCTGAACCTGATTAAGCTGTTGCTGTGAAATCCTTCCAGACTGTAGCATTTTCTCAACTTCTGCTTTCGGATCTCCTTTAAAATTCTGCTTAAACTGCATAAACTGCTGTATCATCTGCATTGGTCCGTTTCCCTGCGGCATCCCACCGCCAAGTGCATTAAATAATGGATTACTCATCTGTGTTTCCTCCCTTGATTGCTGACTCCTGTATGGTATTAGCCCTAACAGGTTCAGAAAATGAATTTAATCGGTTTATAATAGCTTCGTATTTGCCCTTTAAATCGTCATATTCCTGTCTGGTGACATACTTACTGTCCATGTTCTGAACAGGCTGTTTAGGCGGCATCTGAGATCCCACCTCGTGGTATTCAAATGTTCGCAGTGGCTGCGGCATGCCAGAAACATCTGTGGATTTTATGTAGAACTTTTCACTCTCTGAATCCATCAGCAAAACACTTGTCCCGGGTGCTACCAGATAGGATTTTGCGCCGACTTCGCCGGATACCCACAGGATACCGCTATTATTCTGCTGTGGTTGCTGTACTGGTTGAGCTGGAATCTGGACAGGCTGTTGCTGGAACTGGTTCATCTGCCCCGGAACGCCAAAACTATATTGATAAGGATTGTTATATAGTGCCATCTTATACACCGCCTTTCTGATTATATTTTTACATAAAAAAAGAACCGGAAACAGGTCGTTTCTGGCTCTAATTAGTATCCAAAAAGTATCAGCACACTTTGATTATTTTATTATTTACCCTCCGGCTTAACCGCTTTGCTGTTGATATACTCACGTTCATCTGTTCAGCGCAGTATTCAAGCGTATATTCCTTGCATCTCAACCGAAACAGTCTTTCTTCGTCTGGTGTGAAATTACACTCTATCAAGAACCTGTCTATATCTTTTTTCGTGAACACATATAATTTCATGAGCATACCCCTTATCAATGCTAACGTTGATTCTGTGCAAGATACTCCGTGAGCTTCTGCTTTGTTTTTTTTAATTCCTCAACATTATTCCCACTAATCTGACTATCCAACATGGTTGATAGTACTTCCAGAATCAATGAATCACGCTCCGCGATCCTCTGAAGACTCTCAAAGTCACGCTTATCATGTTCTTCCAGTGTTTCAACTCGCTTGTTGAGTCGAAATGCCGGAGTAATCCACTTAAGAATTACGGCCACCGCTCCTCCGACAATAGACACTCCTCCGCAAATTGAGAGGAATACTTGTACAAATTCTGATATGCTCATTTAGCTACTCCTTTTCCCAGTAGTATACCGGGATCTCATTACCACTATCCCATGTATCGAAATATTTGCCTTCCTGTACCGTCACCACATGGTCATATATGCAGAGAATGTATGTACCTGTCGGATGGTCTGTGCAAAAATCATTGACTGTATAGATATATCGTTCTGACTGTTCTATCAGTTTACGCCTGTATCCATGCTTATAAAGATACGCACCCCAGACATAATTTGCACTTGGCATATCTGACAGCGCGCACGCCTGCACCATCAGTCCGGTAAATACCGTTTCCCAATCAAATCCGGTTGCTTTGCATATTGCCCGGACAGTACAATCTCCGACTCGATCGCCCGTAGGATTCGGATTGTAATATTCCCATCTATCCATCAGTCAATCCCCTTTGCTGTTTTATATCTCTTTGCCGCTCCTCTGGCTTTTGCGGCGTTCTGACGATTCCACTTAGCAATCATGAGCCGGTCTTTCAGTTCCCTCAGATCGTTCTGCTTGCAGTAGTCCTTGTATGCAGCATTTTGCTTCTGTAAAAGATAAGACTTCCGGTCAAGGTCTTGTTGTAATGCGAATTTCGCCTTTTCATTCGGTGCATTGTCAACTCCTGCTTGCAGTCCAAGAACCTCTCTCTTCGTCTTGCGGATTCTTCGCTCATAAGTGCGTTGCCGCTGTTCCTTTTCGTACTGCTTGCCTTTGTCGGCTTTATCCTGTGCTGATAATTCTGCATAAGGATTAAATTCCCCGTCACTTGCCCCAAAGCTATGCCGACAGTTGATTCCTGACAGTCCGCTTGCTGTTCCATATCCAGTCAATGAGAACGGTGGAAATTTCTTGCTCTTGCCAGAACGAGAGTATATCTTTCCTTGCCACCATGCGTGATTTCCCGGATTCTCACCGCCGTCACCTGTTCTGGCTCCCATGTGAGCACTGACCAGAACTAAATCCCAGTCCATTTCTTCCATGCGTTTTAGGGATATATCTCCCGTAGCCTGAGCCACACCAGTTCTGACAGAACGTGCAACTGCTGTTTCAATTGTATCTTTTCTGCCAGATGGATATGTGACAGTAACACCATCACTCACAACGTTATTAACTGCCTCTTTGATGGCTTGCGTATATCCAACTGCCCCAGTCATTACATGATTATATGCAAGGTCGCATTGCTCAATATAGAGTCTCTGAGCGGCGCTTACGGTGGTTCGTGTGAAGTTCTTCCACTCGCCCATGGTTGCAAGCATATTCCGTTCCATGAGCCTTATCATAGCTGGCGACTGTTCGAGCGGTACAGGGCTTAATCCTGCCGCCTTGTATATCTTATCATCATAATCGAG